AGAGGGGATTTCAATAATTTTGGGAAGTTCATTACCCAGTGGATTCATTTCATAGCAAATCCACTCACCATTGTGGAAAACGTAGTGATACTCTTCGGCATTTACAGCAAGAAGATAATCACACAGGTCAGCATCAAGGCGAGGAGGACAATCTTCACCACGCTGAGAGTAGTATTCGGGACCATACTCACCCACAGGAAGTTTTGTTTCCCAGCAAGCATCAGTCCAACAGGATGACATGTCACCACCATCAATTAGTTCTGCAACTTTCTCTTTGGTGTTGTAGTGTGTCTTCAGAATACGACCCAACCACTCAGGATAACCATCCCAGTGATGATAAGCAGAAAGAATAGAACCGTCAGAGAGTTCAATTCCGATGCGTGAACGAGTTGCCATGTGTTTGAGTGGTGCTTACAATACTAGGACAGTTTAGAGGCTACAGTTAGGATCAGACTAGAAAGTTTTTCTCATAATTAAGGAGATCTTTGGGTGCTGGTATGATGTTGTCACCATATTCAACAGCATCTTTCCACTGTGATCCAGTTTTTTTATAGAGTTTAATACCAAGGTGTTGATATTTAAGATCCGTTGGTACATAGACCTTGTAATCTGTACCATCATTGTCAGTGAGCATACTGAGTTGTTTGTTTTCACTCTTGGTCACGCAAATAGTCATGCGAGCAAGATTAAACAAATTTTCAAAAATGTCATAATCAGACAGATATATCTCAGAATTGTCCATAATCATGCGACAAATAAACTGAGGTGAGAGACAATGATCATGGGTGCGTTGTTCTGAGTTGTTCATTGCCTCTTCGCTAATCAATCCAGAATGATTATATCCAGAACTGAAAACCTGCTCATAAAACAAGCGGGTGATTGGTCGGAAAAAGTCAGGATCCCCCCAGCTATCAATGTTAGCATTAAGTGCATTAAAAGCAACCTGACAGTAAGCTTTCCAATTTTTTGAGGATTTCATGGTTGAATGGTGCTTACAATACTAGGACAGTTTAGAGGCTACAGTTGTCATTAGCGACGAATCTCACTGATGGCAGGCATCCCCTGATTGAAGACGACATCAACAACTGCCTGCACTTTGCGGGCAGTGCTGATACCAACAGAGTCATAAGTAGGGACACAGACAAGACCGAAAGTCTTCTCTTTGCCACCCAGTCGAATAACACGACCGATGCTCTGACTGATACCAATGTAGTCCATGTTACGCATGAAGATAACAGCTTCAAGACCACTCACATTGATACCCTCAGAGAGAATACTGTGATGGATAACTACAAACTTCTTGGTGGCATCTTTGCCCCAAGTGTTCAGAGTGTTGAAGAACTCTTCGCGGTTGACTTTCTTGCCGTCGATGATTGCACCAGTCTTCGATGTGATTGTCATCCAAGAATAACCGCGATCAGCAAGTTGAGAGCAGAAGTCAGATTGAGAAAGAAGACCAACAATCTGCTTTGTTGTGCGAGCACAAATCAAAGTTTTGCTGATGCCATTCTCATCAATAGTTTCCAACAGGTTGTCAGCATCTTCTGCAAATACAACCTTACGACCTTTCACCATTGGCAGTTGCTTAACAACAACTTTAGGGGGAAGAATGTAACCACCTTCCACAAGCTCAGGAGCAGGAACATTGACAAGAACCTGACCATAAACAGACCAATTCATGCCTGGTTTCTTAGGCGTCAAAGAATGTTTAGGAGTGGCAGTATAACAATAGGCACGATCTGCGTTCTCCAGAAAGAACTCAGTGGCAGGATAAAAGTTCTTCTTCACACTGTTATGTGCCTCATCAAAGTAAATAGTATTCACTTCAATATCTGCATCAACAATACGCTGAAGAGAATTGTAAGAGGTGAAGATCACAACATTCTCACCAGCCGTGCGGGCAGTGTTAGCAAACATGTGAATCTTGTCTGCTTTGGTGCTGCTGTAGTGGTGAGTTTCGCCACTGTGAACGTGCATGATATGAGTGTTGGCAGTATCAATAACCTCCAAGAACTCAGAGCACAGTTGCTCTGCCAACAAAATGCGGGGAGCAACAACAACAGTGGTGGTGCCGTTAGTGATAGAATCGTGACGACGCTGAGTGTCAAGAATCATGGTAAGAGTTTTGCCACCACCAGTGGGAACAATCACCTGACCTTTGTTGTAATTTTGCAGACGGTCAATGATGCGCTGCTGGTGAGGGCGAAGGGTGATGGTCAAAGTGTCGTATTTCTCTCAATATAGCCAATATACAAAAAAACACCACCCCAGTCAAGGGGTAGTGTGCAGTTCAAAGATTGTCACATCAATAATCTAGAGTGTCAAATTCTTCAACATAGCAATCAACATTCTCACCAGGTTCAAGATTAAACAACTTTTCCCAATCAATTTGTCGTGCATCAAAATCCTGGAAAACTTCCATGTCCAGAGTAATGCGAACTTTTTGTTTTTGTGCGGCGAGATAAGAAACCATGATGCTTTGATTGAAGTGACTTGAGTATATTAGTCGATATAAACTACAGCGTCAATGGGGCTTGTGCCAGTTTATTTAGAAGTCTTTTACTAAAATTTTGAAATCCTTACATCCTTGCGATTGCATAACTTTTTCCCAAAAAATAGCATCTTCAATCTTTAAGAATGTTGCTTTGTGGTTTGCATAACCCTTTTTCTTCGGTTTTTGGTAGTTCACTTGGTACATTGTTCCAATGACGAATAGCGTTTGCAATAATAAATCCGTTAGTTGTTACCAACTGTATCATGATAAGTGTGCGAATAGCAGCAATTACATCTGCCTCTTTATTGCTTCTACCCTCTTTTTGACCTAAAGCATAAGCCCAAAGTCTCCATACACTTTTACTTTTACTCACTATTTACTTTTCTAAAACAAACTGAATTAAATCGACCAGATTTATTTAATATAGAAACTTTTGTATGTTGTGAGTGTACTTCTACATCACTAACGATATATTCACGACCAATAATCAAAAAAGATTGAGCGGGGTCATCATTATTACCCCACTTAACTTGTTCTTTACTGCATCCAATATATTCAACAACATCACCAATTTTTATGTTAGTCATTTTTAATTAAACTCCATGAGCCATCTTTATTACCAATCCACTCCAAAATATCACCTTCTTTCCATCCAAGTTCTTCCATCATCTCATCAGGAAATGTGAGAACTCCATCATCATCAATTCTTAGTGTTGTTCTCATCGCGAACAATAACAAATTACAGAGTTATCATACTGTTTTTGACAAATAGATGCAACATTCGGTTGTGGTTTGAATAGATTAAGGAATCCAACAATCACGATAACTATTTGTGAAAGAACAACATAAAGAAACAATTTATCTTTCATTTTAAGTAAGAATTGTTTTACTTGAATCCTTTGTTGATATCTAACACTTCAACAGAATCTAAAAACATAGAATCTGTCTGAAACCATGCTGATCTGAGTTCTTCATAGTCAGCAAATACAATGGACTTGCCGTTAGTTAGACGTAGTTTATATTTGTGCCTGTTATACAACTTAGAGCAAGATTCTGTGAAGTATTGTGGATCACTGGGGTCAATACATTGATTCATGGGTCAATCGGTCGATATTCTTGCGACTTATATGTTTTTGTTAGATTTTCATCATGAATAGAATTTCTACTCGTCACATATTCTAATTCATGCCAATACCATCTTTGACAGACAACTAAAATATGAGTTTTTTTATGTAACGGAGAATCTTTCACATTTTGTTCACACTTTGGTTTTGTGCCAACTTCAATGCTGATTGATTGATCGCACACAAAATAGACCCAACCCTCATCAATGTGACCATTATGGTGCCACTTCACATAATCATTGATCTTGGGTAGGTAAGTCATACAAATGCTGCCTCCAATGGATTGAGATTTAGTTGCATAGCTGTGTATGGACGAGTATTATCTATGTCTACTTGATCACCTTGCTTGGTTGAGTTAATAGGGGCGAAATAACATTGCTTTTTGGTGTTGTAGAATCCCCAAATGCATTTGACAGGAGCACCATCGTTGAACACATATTGATGATGATCGCAAATCCAAATAGATATGACATTCCGCTTATGTTCTTGAACTTCATAAGAATAACCTTTAGGAGGTTTGTGTGGAAAATCATGGGGCAATTCCAACTGGTTCATCATCAATACAAAGAGACAAATAATCAGGATACATTGTGGAAACAATATACTGTGCTAGTGCTTGTGTAGGTGCAACAATATAAACATCTACACTATAGAAAAGTATATCATCTCCTGGTGTATCTTGCATGGGGAGTTCAATATTAACTCTCCACACATTACCATTCTTGAGATGTTGTTCCCAAGAGACAGTCACATCAGGTTTCATGTGGTAAACTCCTCTACAACACCCGAATCAAGTTCTTCTGCAAGTGCATATACACGGGCATTTTGAATGTTGTGTCGAAGTTGTGGATAATGCTCCACATTGAACTCTTGGTCTCTTTGTGTAATCAAGTCGAAGCATTCATTGTCACTTTCGGCAATCACATTCCATAATCCACCATATTCGGATTGGGGGAATGGAATGAAATGTTCAACAAGGTAGAAAAACTTTTGCATCGGTGGGGGTGAATTACTCTGACAGTTTAATCAGTTTTGTCTGGATTGTCAATCTCATCATAGGAGTTCCAAAAGTCCTCCCAATCAGCTTCTGTTGCTTTGCTTATGTTTTTTGATGAAGTTTCTTGCTGCTTGTTCGTTTCGACATACTTTGAGTTGTTGTCCATTGTAAATCACCATTAGTTTGGTTGTGCTACCTGCCATTGGTATGGCAGCGTATAGTTTTGGATCCTCCCAACTTTTACCAACTAAAAACCCATCTGTGATAGGCTTTGGATTAAGAATACGACTTTGTGGTGGTTGTTTCATTTAATCATAGAGACCAACTATAGGAAAGATTGAAAGAATTGTCAACAGTCCGCATTAGAAACTGCTACACCACCCACAACTCCAAGAGGAATTGACCAGGCATAAGCATCTTTCTTTGAAACTAATGCCGCAATACCACCACCCAACAATCCGCCAAGAATGTTTTGGTTACGGCTACACCGCCTCTGAGGTTGTTGGGAGTGTGATGTTGGCGGATAATATGATGGACGATAACCAGTTCCATTGCATGGAACTTGCTTTCTATGTTTTCTTACTCTACCTGGGCGATATGCTCCAGTATTTGTATAATATCCAGGAATATATTCTTCCTCAACAATATATCGCTTGCAGTCATCAAAAACATTTACCTGCTGAGCATTGGCAGGCAAATAAATCATAAATGGAACTATAAGTAGAGCAAGTTTTTTCATTTGAATGTAGCAGTGACTCCGATTACTTTAGCATTAGGATTGCGAGCGAGAGCAACTTCTCTTGCTTCTTGATAGTCTCTGGCATAGACTTCTTCAGTGAAGACTTTACCAGCAACATAAAGTTTGACTTCGCACTTCATTTTTCTTTGATTGCAAAATAAATCAAAATGCAACAAATAAGAGAAATTGGAATAGCAAACATCCAATACTCAATAAAAACCCAAATAATAAATCCAATGAGTGCAAGAGCACCCCATCCACTAACATTGTCAAAATCAAATTCAGATCTTGAGGGGGATTGGTAGTTATCTCGACCACCAACAGGAGATGGTGCAACATTGGTTACTTTTCCAGCATAACGATTTTGTGCTGCATCCATTACATCGTCGTGAGACCAACCATCAGGAAATTCTTCCTCAATAATTTTATTGGGTTGAACCCAGATGTCCCAAAGCATAACATGTTGATTGACTTGAAGCTAATATAAAACCCCTTACGATGTTTCGCAAGGGGTCTTGTGTCAGTTCTCTGATTGTCTCAGTTGTTGAACTAGATATTCTGCAAATTCTTCCATTTTTTCAGGATGAATTGCTCTAATACCTGCTTGCTCTACAGCAATTTTCATAGATTCAATGTGTTGATTTTGAATTTTATGTTCTTTGGGCAGAGTCATTGAGCAATCTCCTGAATGTAGTAACATGATAACATGTCGTTTCACAAATAGTTAGGAACTTAACAATTTCTTTGGGATTCCTTAACTGTTCTTATTAAAACTCTTTCGACACTTTTTAACTCCTTTGAGTTCTTCTTTAATCATCTGATATGCATCTTCAGGAGATATTCTCCGTGACATTTCCATAGCAGTGATAATTTCGACTCTAGTTCCAAAGTGCTTTAAAGCTTCCTCAAAACAGTTTAGTTCCTCATACATCAGTAAAGATTCTCCTCTTGATCAGTTTCGATGACCAAATCTGAAGTAGGATAAGCAACACAAGTGAGTACAAATCCCTCTCCAATTTGGTCATCATCCAAGAAAGATTGATCAGACTGGTCTACAGTACCGCTCACAATTTTACCAGCACAGGATGAGCAAGCACCAGCACGGCAAGAGTAGTTAAGGTCAACACCTGCCTCTTCAGCTGCATCCAAAATGTATTGATCGTCTTCAACTTGAATTACATTTTCAGTGCCATCAGCGTTGCGAAGGGTAACAGAATAGGTCATTTGTCTCCTAAAGAATAGTTTTGTAACGCATTGTTGCGTTCTGAGATATTATATATCACAGGATGAATGCTGTCAATTTTTGCCTCCATTCTGTTTTCACATTCATACAAAGCATTAGTTAGCTCTACATTTTCACCCTCAAGTTTTTCGACTCGTTCCTGTAACTCCAAAATTTTATTGGCAAATACAAAAACATTTCCATCCTCAAGGTCAATCTTTTCGGATGGTGCAAAAAACCTGCGGATTAAGTTCAACATCTGGAGACAAATAAACTTTACTATCTATGATAGTTCAGTGATTTCAACAGGAATAATTTGTTTATTATTTGTAATAGTTTCGTGAAGTTTCTTCACTGCTGCTACTACTTCAGGGGTTTCTTCCCATTCAAAAGTATCACCAGATTTGGTGATATATTGGCGTGTCGTCATAGTTTGCCTCCTACTACACCAGAGTTTACCACACGGCTATAAAGATGTAAAGTACCTTCTTGCTCGCATTTAAGATACCAGCGTGTCATCTTCAATACTTCTTCTTTATTCACAGCAAATAAAAAATCTTTACCAGTATCCTTACGAATACTTTTCCACATAAATCGAGTTGGTTCAACCCAAAAAGCATTATCAATCAGTTCTGCCTCTGGGCTTAGTTTTGGACTTTTTGATTCCTGTTGCTCCAGTTCCTTTGAGTCGTTTTGCATAGTCGTTTCGGTAGTCTTCATAAGGAAAGTAGGCATTGTGTTGAAGTTTTTTCTTTCCCTCCTTTATATACCATTCCAAAGCAAAAGGAAATGTTTCATGAAATGGTTTTGTTGGATAGGAAGGTTCAATCCTTTTGTTTAGCATTTAGAAGTGATAGTTGACGCTCAAGTTCATACTTTACAGTAGACAAATGTCCATAAATGTATGTCCTCCACTCATTGTCTTTCATGAGTTCAACAACATTATTGATTTGTGTGAGAGCAAGAATCAATCGTTCTTGCTCAGTCGTCACATGCTTAGGTGATTTGAATAACATCAGCGAATAACTTCCCAGTTATCATCGGCAGTTTCGTTCATCCAGAAGTGGTACTTACCAGAGATAGATGCAAGAAACACCTGACCATCTTTACGCTGTTCAACACGACAGGAGTGCAAGTAATCCATCTGATTAGCAAAACGATTGATTGCTTTGTTTGACTTTGGTTGGACGCAAATGAACTCGGTTTTCATGATGTTTGTCTGTAACTTGGCTAGTATAGGGCAAAAGAAAGGGGTCGTAAGACCCCTTGTGACAGATTTTGTATTGGATCAGAAACTATCGCAGCGGGCAGTAATTTGTCCTTTAATTTCTTTCTCTGGAGTGAGATTTCCTTTGCGACGGCCACTATTACAAAGATCAATAACCGATTGGAAGAATGCTTTATTCTTTGAAGTGAAGAAAGCATCCTCAACCAGACCTTCACTGGTCATATAGTTATTAACACGGTTACAAACCTGCAAAACTTGAAGCCATGCACCTTTAGTATCTTTGGTGCTACCAATTACCATAGATTGCTTACGGACTTTGTTCTTGAAATACCACTTGATAAATTCAATGGTATCAAGAGTTTCACCCGTTTTCTCTTCATAAATGGGGACCATAATTTTATCAAAGTTGTAAAGAGCTTTGATAAGATATGCAGAGATTTCTTTTTGTTCAGATTCTTTATCCCAATTAATTTCTTTTGAGAGAGATTCAACAATTTCAGTCAGGTTCGCCAAACGATCGTCGTTATGACTCCATCCAACAAGT